ATCTTCTGTATACTTTACATCAGGTAAAGGTTTATAATAACCTGTTGCCTGTGGTAAAGTTGTACCTCCTCCTGCAGGTCCTTTCTCTACATAAACTCCTGGAGGTAAATTTGCAAACCCTGGAGAACCTGGTCCTGTTGATAATGTTTGATTTATACCTTTGGGTAAAGTATCTACCACTCTTGAAGGTCCTGGTTGAGTATGTGGATTTATTTGTAAGGGAGTATACTCATAACCACCTGGTCTTGTTTTATTTAAAGTTTCATTAACTGTTAATTCATTTAATAATTTTTGACGTTCAGCAATTTTATCTTCTAAGTTATTTACTTGTGGAGTTGCATTTAAACCACTACCAGTTCCAGTATATCGTGAAAGAAGTTCTTCAGGAGTAGCCTGATAGTTACCTTTTGTTTGTACTGGTTGAGAATAACTTTCATTAACAACAGGCTGCTCTACCTCTTGTTGAGGTATTCTTTTAACTAAATCTTCATACAACATACGTTGTCCACCAGCACCCATATTATCTCCTAATGAAAGTCTACCCAAGCACTTCCAGTATATCCCTGGAATTTTGAAGTAGCCTCGTTAAATCTAATGTCACCTAATTGTGGATTAGGGACAATGTTAGTATTAGTTACTCTCGCAACTCTAATTGACTCTCTTGCTTGTTGTTCAATAAGCTGAGAAGTTAATTCATTAATTAAAGAATCTGCCCATTGCCTTACAACATCAAATGCAATTCTTTGTTTCTCATCTGTTAGCTGACTAAAGGTATCTCTAAGTTCAGGATATATAATTGCTTTTCGTGTAGCCATTATCTCATACCATCTTTACCAATATCTAAACGTATTGTACCATACTGCCATTTAGTCCCAGACGTAGAAGTTCCCACCCTTATCTTCGCTTGTCTTCCCCTTGCCCTCATTGAAACTTTTTCAGTTGTAGCACTAACATCAAAAGGTCCTTTCAATATTGCTTGTGTAGCATTAGGATATTGTTTGGTTGTTAATTGTAAATTAATCTTACCAGAAGTTCCTTCAGTTTCATTTTGTATATTTATATCTGGGACCATCCTGTCAATAAACATTACATCATTACCTTCAGCCATATCAAAATCACTTGACTCTAAGAATGATTCTATTTTACTACCATTAGCAGTATAAATTCCTTCAGGTTCATTATCATATAAATAAGAAAACGTAGTGCTTGTTTCAACTCCATTAGTAATCGTATTACTAAATGTGCCTTTATCTTCAAAGGTGGTAAAGTGAGTATCTCCATAAACCCAATAGTTTTCATTAGGATTATAAGTTACATACTTATCACATTCAGTTGAACTTGCTGAAGGATATAACCAAGTTACTTCTTTAAATTGTGAATTAACTCCTGCATATATCTTATCAGCTTGGTCAAGATTAATATCATCAAAAACAAATCTTCTTACAGTGCAAGGTAAGTTTTTAACTGTACCATCAAATACATAAAAGTTTGCACTACCCATCCAATAAACTCTACCATCAAAGTCAACTGCTGAATGAGAACCTGCTGCACCACAATTTGTACCTATCTCATTAAAACCAAAAGTAAAGGGTGGTCCAATAAATTGCATAGTATGTGCAGAGTTATCTGTAAGAATAATAATATTATTTCTACTTCTAGCTGCAGTTCTAATTGAATTACCTGAACCTAAAATAACTTCACCTGATGTAGAACTTACTGAAGGTGTCCAGTTATTAAAATCATTTTGATTAGACCATCTAACTAACATAGGATTAAAAGCACCTCCTGCCTGTTCAGTTGTACCTAAACAAATAAGATGTCTATCTTCTTGTGAAACAATTAAACTATTACTTATGCTAGGAGCTGCTGATACTTCTATTGCTCTACTATCTATACCTGTATCTGTTTCCCAATAATAAACTCTACCACCTCTAACTCCTGCAATTAAATCTTCACCCCAGGTATCAAGTTTCCATTGTCTTGATAAAATATTTATATCTGAAGTTGCTCTTGCAGTACCATATGTACTTTGTCCATAGTAACCTGCATTCCAACCTAAACCTACAACTTGTTCACTTGTTCCTGTAGGTAATAAAAAATTAACTGTTACAGTTCCTGCAGCAGCTTGACTAGATGCAGCAGTTGTTGATGTAAGTATTTCAAATGAATTACTATTAACTGAACTTACAGCAAAACTACTACCACTTGTAAAGAATACATTACCACCTATTGTTGCAGCCATTGAAGTAAACTCTACAAAGTCTCCAGTCTCAACTGTATTTGATATAGAACAAATAACTTTCATACTACCTGATGTAGTAGTTAATTTATTAGTAGCAGTAACAGTAGAAACAATTGGAGTAATATCATAATTGACACCACCAAAATAAGTATAGAGTTTAGATTGGGTTGCAAAAGCTGCTCTCTTTAATGTTTCATTATCTTCCCAACTAATTAAATCTCTTGATGTTCCTATAAAAGCATCAGTAACTTTAAAGTTCCAACCTCCTATATTCTCAGGTTTACCTGCTCTAAATCTAACTCTATTGCCATCATACCATTTACCTTGTTCAGCATATTGAGTTGACTCTCTATGAAACCCTGGAGCAAAGTCAAGTTTTAAAAGTTGGAGTCTAGTCTCTGTTGACATAGTTTCTCCTTACGAAAGATTTAATATACTAGCACAATCTATTGAAGATACTTCTCTTACTTTATAAACTATAATATCTTTTGCAGCAGCAGCAGTTGAAAGAGTAGGTGCTGTACCTCCTGAAAAGTTATAAGAAGCTCCATAAGATAATGTTCTACTACCAGTACCATCTTGTGTTATTGTTATTGTACCTGACTGACCTACCTTGCCATTAACTGCTCCTGCTAGTGTAGCATTTGTTCCTAGTGTAATTGCAAAGTTATTGCCATTTGAAAAATCTACATTCATTGAAGTTGCACTTGCAATTGAAACTTCAGGAGTTCCTACTGCACCTGAAAAAGTTACTGATGAAGTTGCAGAAATTTCAGAACTAAATACTGCCTTACCTGATTGTGTAGTAGTTGAAGTAAATGTATTTGTTCCTGAAGTAATAACAGTACCACTAAATACTTTATTAGAACTAATAGTTGAAGAAGTTGAAGTAGGTATGTATCTAATATCTGCACTTGATACTGGAATTAAATTACCTGCAGCAGTACCAAAGTTTAATGTAGAAGCTGTACCTAAACCTAATCCAGTTGTATCTACAGCATCTGTTACTGTTACTGCATTACATATAACTCCAGTTGTACCACCTTGAGTAATAGCTTTACCACTATTACCACTTGTTTTTAATGTTACTGAATATGAACCTGATGTACTATTTTTTACAAAATATATTTTAGAAACTGCAGGAATTGTAATTGCAACATTACTTGTTAATGTTCCTTGTAATTCAAGTATAGCACTTCTTGCTTGGTCAGCAGAACCATTACTAGAACTTAAAGTTATATCTGCACTACTACAAGATACAATAGTATATCCTGCAATAGCACTATCTACTAAGTCAATTACATTTGCATTAAGTACAGTACCCCAACTTCCTGAGTTGGAACCATTATCTTGTTTCTCAAGTCTTATACTTGAAGTAAAAGTTGCCATTTATTTCCCCTAAGTTGTTGGTGCTTCACCAAAATTATATAGAATACCACTTCCAATTGTAGTTGTAACTGTTCCATCTGTTGCAGTTACTGGTACAGAAACTACATGTAAATCTTTTAATGCACCTATTGAAGTTGTAGCAGATACTGCAGCTTTCATTTCATTTGCTTTAGTTCTTACACCTGTTCTATAAGTTTTCCAATCATCAGTAATAGATACTCCAGTTTCATATTGTCTCACTGCCATCCAATCAGAAGACTGTAATGCATTATATGCACGATTATCAATATCTTCTTTATATTTAGTAATTAAACCTTTAGTAATCATAGTAGTTCCATCGCTATTTCTAAAAACTACACCATCACTATCAGTTACAGTTACATCAGCCATTTCATATGGAGTTGAACTTATTGTTTCAGTTACAACTTCATCACTATAACTATAACTTGAAGCACCATTTCTATAAAATCTATTATCAGCAGGTGATGCTTGATTCACTGGATAAATACCTAATGTTTTTAATTCTTCTTTTGTCCAATTATTAAAAATACTTGCAGGATGCTGAACACCATTTATAGTCATAGCTTTCGCACTCCCAAAGACTTCAATAACTTGGTCAGCTTTTACTAATGCCCACATTATCTTTTTCCTTTCATGTTATTTAAATTTATATTATATATTAAAATCATTTTAGATACAACCTTATCTTGCAGTTACTGGAGATACACCATCACCAATAAAGGGTGCTTCAGCAAATGCCATATATCCATAAATATATGAACCATTAAAATCTGCATTAGAACTTCTTAATTTAAATCCATTAGATAAAAAATCTATAGTATTGCCAGTATCATCAACAGCATTTGTATTCCAAAATAATGCTGTATCTACTGCATTAATAGAACTTCTTGCAGAATCCCAAACTGTCCACCCATTACCAATATTTAATCCTTTAACCATTATAAATGATGGTTTAAAACCTGTGTAAATAAAAGCTCCGTCAGCATTATTATTGCCTGTGTACTGACCAATCTTTGAAAAAGCATCTACATCTGTCCAACAATAAGCTACAAAACTTTTACTTGCTTTGTTAGATGTGTCCTCGCCACCTACAGAAAACACAGTAGAAGTAGGTGAAGTGTCATTCCATACTGCACCAGTATCACTTTGTGAATCATCACTGTCAAACCTCATATAATATGTGTTAGCACTAGCTGAACGTGTTGCATTCATATAAACATACCAAGATGTAGAATTATCAGTTAAATTTTTAACTGCAATAAATGTAGGTGCAGTAGATAATCCATGACCTATAGTTGCAGCACTACCAGTCCCAGTATATTGAACAATACTAAATCCAGCAGTTGTATTAGCTTGAACTGTACTGGTAATTGAACCTTCTGTATTACTAGAAGTCGTTCCACCATTAGTTTTCCAATTCCACGATACAAAACTTTCAGAACTTGTATTAACTTGAGCCAAACTACCTAATGTATATCCACTACTTGTAAAAGATGTTAAACTTTCTGTTTGTGTAGTCTCAGCATCTGTTGTGTTTGATTCTACTAGCTTTGTAACACCTCTTGATGAATCAAATAAAGTATTATCATCTGTTGCATCTCTGTTTTTTATCCATACTAAATCTGGTTTAAATTCTAAATCACTTATTGTTTTTCCACCAGACCCTATAGCAGTTCCATTACCCTCATAAAGAGTAGGTGCAAAATGTTTATTACCTTGTATAATTGTAGGTGTACCCATATTAACTTCCTAAGTTTGTTGTGTTCAATGCTAAGAAATCTTCTGGAACTGTATCATTAAAACCAGTACCACTTCCTATTGATTTGTCTCCACCAAAGTATCCTATAACAGTAGCACTTTTATTATCAGTTCCATTTACCCAATGTATGTTGGCTCTATACCCACCATGAGTTAAACTTAAATTAGTAAATGAAGCATTAGAACCAGTTGCTGGGTTGCCTGAATTATAATATGTTCCATTTTTTCCCCACCACATATTTGCACCATTAATAGCTATGTTCATTCTATCTCCAGCAGAAAAACCTCCAAGCATACTTGCAATTGTAACACCCCCTCCAGAGCCAGTTCTAGCTGCTGGACCTATTTGTAAACTATACTGTCTTGTATCGTCTGGTAAATTAACTCCAGTGTTTGCATCTACAAAAGATGCATTAATATCTGCCCTCATTACACCTAATCTTAAATTTGAATCTTGTGGACCAGTTTGTGCATCAAGTTCAAATTCAAAATACCATTTTCCAGTTGGTGGTATTACAAGAGTAGAAAATCTTTGTGTTGGACCAACTGTTCCAGTACAAAGACATTTTAAATTACCATCAGATATAGTCATTGTTGGTCCATTTAAACTTGTATCTAAAATATTAAAAACTGCATGATTATTTGTAGGTGTATCTGCCATTTGGTCAGCAGTATCTAAACCAGTTGTTGCCCAATCATTACCATTACCAGATTCATCATCACCTAAGTCACTTGCATCTCTGCCATCTATATGCCACCCATTTGTTCCATAACTTCCTTCATATTCTATAGGTATCCAAATACCTTTACTATTGGTTGAACCAAAACTACTAGGGTCTAATTGTGAGCCATCAATAAAATGCATTTCTGCCATATAGCCATCATAATTACTTCCACCATTTTGGTCTGCACTTATATTATGTAAAACATTACTATTTATAAATCCTTCACCATTTATAGATGGATAAGTTTCTGTGCTAAAACTTGTAACTCTTTGTCCATTGATGTAAATTTTTACTCTGTCTGATGCAGTAGATTGAGTTGTGTCTTTTGCTACCACAATGTGATACCATGCTGAAGCATCCCTAAATTTTTGAGTTGTTGTTAAATTTGTAGAGGGTGAATCACTATAATACATTAATGTTGAATGAGTAGAACCTGATGCAGTATTTATTCTTATTGTTTCTTGTAAACCAGTTCCAGAATTACCATGCTGTAATAATAACATACCAGGAGAATAGTTTGCTGGTTGGTCACCTCTTTTAATCCATACACTATATGTCCAAGTTTTTTTATTAGTAGCACTACCAGGTGTTCTTCGCATATATGCTGGACCAGAGTCATCAAAACGAATAGATTGTTCTATTTCATAAACACTAGCTGCAGGTTGAGAAGCTGCTCCCATTAATACATTATTTTGAAATACTGACATTATACTTTCCTACTTTTAGTTTTCTTTTTTTGTTGCTCAATAAATTTTCTATAAATCATTCCACTAAGATGTACTTACATTTAAAGTTGCTATTGCATGTACGTTTGCAGAAGCAAAAACTATATAATCAATCCTATCTGTTTGCCCTGCAGTTGTTGTTAATGTTGGAGCAGTTGCTCCTGGAAATTTATAATTAGCTGCAAAAGATAATGTTCTACTTCCTGTGCCATCTTGTATTACAAAAATACTTCCTGTTTGTCCTGCTACACAATTTGTTGGATTAGATAATGTTCTATTACCACCTAACTGAACTGCAAAATTTTGACCTGCATTTAAATCTACTGCTATATTTGTACCATCAGTTAAACTTACAATGTCAGCAACTGCTGCTGTACCTATATGTAATTGTTTACCTAATAATGTATCAACACCAATTGCTACTGCACTTGTATATACATCAGTAGCAGATAAGATACCTGTTAATGTACCACCTGATAATGGTAACCTTGCAGCTACATCAACTTTATTTACTGAAGTTAATGCTGATACTGCAGCAATTACTGTATTGCTATTTGCAATAGACGTAGCCATTGTTGCAGATACTGCCTGTAATTCTGCATCTGTAGCAAACCCTGTGCCATTACCTATTATTGAATTAATTGAAGTTATCTTTGCAAGATTAACTCCAGTCAGAACTGACACTGCAGCTATGACTGTGTTGCTATTTGCTATAGATGTAGCCATTGTAGCAGACACTGCTTGTAGTTCAGCATCTGTTGCAAATCCAGAACCATCCCCTATTACTGAATTTATAGATGTAATCTTAGCTAAATTAACTGATGTTAAAACTGAGACTGCTGCAATAACTGTATTACTATTACCTATAGACGTGGCTAAAGCTGCTGACGTTGCTGCTAAAACTGTATTTGTATTTCCTATTGAAGTTGCAAGTGCTCCTGAAACTGTTGCTATCTTACTATTGACAGAAGTAATAGCTGCTACATTAGTTGCAACCCCTGCTTTATTTACTGACGTTAATGCTGATACTGCTGCTACAACTGAGTTTACTGAAGTTATCGCAGCTACGTTAGTAGCAATGTCAGCTTTGTTTACTGAAGTTAAAGCTGATACTGCAGCAATTTGTGCACCTGTTGGTACTGCTGTTCCAGCTACAAAAACATTTGTAGATGCATAAACATTTGCAGCAGATACATTGCCTGAGAATGTTGCTGCTGTACCACTAACAGGTATTGAAAATCTTGCAATACCTTGAGGAACTACTAATCCTGTTGAAACTGAAACTGTACCAAATGATTGATTAGGACTTATAAGAACTGTACCACTTACAGGTATAGAGGTTGAAGTTGAACCATCAACTGTAATACCTATTCCAGTACCTGCAGTTATACGTTTAACAGTTCCACCTTCTGCTGAAGGTACATTAGTTAATTGAGAACCATCTCCTGCAAACCCTGATGCTGAAACTACTCCTGTAAATGTACCTGTTGTTCCCTCAAGAACTGAACAGGCAACTGTTGTTGCTGCAAAGGTTGCAATACTTCCTGTTTGTAGTGTAGCATCACCACCTGCAATTGAAACTGAAGCTGCTTTCATTACTGAAGTATTAACAGATACTGCAGTAAATGTACCTACACTTACTGCTGATACATCTATACTTCCTGTTACTTCTAATGTTGAACATGAAACTGTTGTAGCTCCTAAAGACTTAGTAGCAACTGCACTTGTTAATGCGATACCAGTATTACTAGCAACACCATTTGCATTTGTAAGTGTAATATTAGGACCTGCAGAAAATGTTCTATTGTAAATATTTGTACCTGATACAACAAGATAACCTACACCACCTGAAATATCTGAGATAGCATTTATAGCAGATACTGTTGCTGTAAGGTTTACACCACCTATTGCAAAAGTTCCATTAACATTTAAAGTTGAGTTTGAAAGTTGAAGAGGAGTATTAGAATTATCTCCAGATTGAATTGTTTGTAAGGATGTTGTAATACCTGAGTTTGCAGATACATTAACCTGCATTAATCTTTTATAGGTATTTGATATTTGTGTTCCAGTTAAATCAGGCATTGTTATTATTCACCATATTCCAAAATTGTGTTGTCGCTTCCCATTTAGTATTCTGATTTTCCCAATCAGTCATAGCTTCAGAAGGAGAAGGTCTAGGGTCTCTTATTGCAGGGTTATCACTTACATCAGGTGCTCTATTCTGTGGATGATTTTTTTCATCATAAGCTCCATCAAAATCTGTAGGACAAACTATAAGTCCATAACTGTTTCTTTTCATAGAACTATGAGGATATACAAATCCACATATATCACAAACTGCTAAAGCTTTTCTACCTGTTGTCATTATATACTACTCATACGTGGAGTAATATATAAAGATGCCCTTTCTTTATCTTCAGTCATAGCAAAAGCTAATCGTTCTTCATATTCTTTTTTTAAAAAAGATGCCCTTGCTTCAGTTATTCCTGGTCTTTTTAATGACATATAATAAGCAAGTCCAGTTGTAAGTGAAGGTAAAAATCTTCTAGGCATATCTGCATTTTGTACTGCTGACTTTGTTACGTCTTGCATGTAATCAATCTTTTCAATTTTTAATTTATCAGTGTTCTGGTCTGATAGTGCCCACATATATAACTCAACATTATCTGCAAATCTCTTAATTGCATATTGTGAAGGTCTACCTGTCTGTCCTTTATTAGGAAGAATTAAGTATTGTTCATAAGATATACGAGTTAAATTTAAATCTGTATTGTCTCTATTAATTACAACTTGCATAACATCACTAATGTTATTACCTAAATTAATAGCAGTTGTACTTGCAGCAATACTTACAATTGTAGTATTGGTAGTCCAAAGACATACACCTCTATTTTGCCAATCATTTAAAATTAAATTAATAGAACGTCTGGCACTTCTAGGTTCTTCACCTAAAGTAATCTCACCACCAATCATCTCAGTAGCTTCCTGTATAATATCACCTATCTCTAAGTTAAAATTATAAGTACCTGACGTTGAATTTGTTGTCATTTATTTAACCTCTTATTACTTTACCACCACCACGTAGTGCTTTACCCATACCTCTACCAATTCTACGACCAGTTTTTTTACCCATTCCCATTTTTTTAAGGTCAGCTTTGCTAGTTGTTTTTTTTAAAATTTCTTCTTCTATCCCCTGTACCATCATTCTAGCTTCTGCTAAATCATTCATTTCAGCAGATTCAGTAACTGGATTAAATTTTTTATATGCTATTTTTTTTTCTTTAGCTACATCTTTATTAGCTTGTTTTAACATTTTTTGTAATTGTTTTACTGTATGTTTTACTACACCCATTATTTGTAACCCTTTCCAAATCCTCTTAAAGCAGCTCCAGTACCTCTAGGTGAACCAACTCTACCACCAAATTTTAATTTTTTAATTGCACCACCTAATTTTTTTTTGTTAGCTTTTCTAGTAATTTCTGCTAATACTTTAGGGTCAAAATCTTTTTTACCTTTAACATCTGGTG